GCAGTGACTCTATACCAAGGAACCAAGTGCGAGATGAAATGTGGAACGAGTTAATCAGTTATGTCTGTGCTTGTCACAAGATGAACAGAGGTAACCCAGAGTCAGGTTACACAGATGGTTGGGACGACTACGAAGTTAGGAACTTTATGCAGTATGTAGAAAAAGGTTGTTACGCCGATAAAGAACTTAACGACGATGACATGGTGTCTTATTACGTTAACAACATACCACTACCTCGTGGGTTTACGGCATCCGAAAGACGAGAGTTGCAAGACAAATATATGTTGAATGGTGATGTTAAAGACCGACATTTACGTGATGAACTTGTTACCAAGATAAGAACTCACCAAAAGATTGAAATTTTATATACAATAAACTAAGGAGAACAACAATGGCATACGTTAGAAAAACAAACGCGCTGTGTGAAGATGTAATCGGAAAACTAAATGCAATGGCAGAGAACGAATTAAGCTCTTGCGGTGCTTTTCATGATATGGACTTAGTGAAAACTTTAGAATCCGATCATCCGATTTACAAAAGAATTTTGAACAAAGTTGATGAACTAGCGTGGGGAGAACACAAACATTTACAGTCTGTAATTCCAGAGAGTTGGTTAAACAAAGATAACCTATACTTTAATGTTATCTTTCAAGACGAAGACCCAACAAAACGGGAAAGCATGAGTTTTCATTACTCGTCCTATATACAACCACCCAAGACTGACATTGGTCACGACTTGAGATGGGACAATACTTTTATCGAACAGTATCTGACTTACAGTTTATCTGAATTGCCAGATAGATATAAAGAACTTGTTGCCGAGAACATCAAAATAAGAGATGCAAAGCAAGCTGTTCAAGATAAGTTTCGGGACATAAGAGGTAAACTTAGAACGTTCATGGAAAGACATGCCTCATTGAATTCTATGCTCAAGGAACTACCGACATTCGAGTTGTATGTTCCACAAGAGTATATAGATAGATACCACATGAAAGAAGAGAAACGCAAAACCGACTCTGCTAAGAAGAAGGAAGAGTTTGATTCTATCGGTATCGACGTAGACGAGTTAACTGCAATAGGAGTTACTCACAAACTAACTTAATGAGGAGAATGTAATGACCCCACATAGTAAAAGTATTGCCGCAAAAGCACGCAAGAAAGGACTAAGACCTGGGTTGGTTTTAAACCGAATTAACCAAGGTTGGTCTGTACAAAAGGCACTGAACACACCAGTGCGTGAGTACAATAAGAAGACAAAGAAAAAGGTAGCGAAGAAAAAAGTTGCGAAGAAGATAAGTAGTAAAGTCAGTAACCCGCAACCGTTACCAGTTGAGTATTATAAATCTGAGAAGGACTACGTTGAACCTGCAAAGGTCGCGTTCTTTTCTATACTAGGTGCAGTAGGAATTATTATTCTAGCAATCTTGTTAGATATGTAACCCATCGAGTAAGTCTGCTACTCGTCGTGCGTCATTTATTCATGGGCGCACGGACTCATTAGATAACCCACGGGGCAGGGGTGCAGACAGCCCCACCTTTTCTAAATAGGAGATAAAAATGGATAAGAAAATGCAAAGAGAATTATTACAAAGATTATTAAACCAACGCGAGAAGATGGTTATCGCTATGCGTTTTGGTTTAGCAGGTGCTGTGCCTCACACACTAGAAGAAATCGGAAGCAAGTTAGGTATAACACGAGAACGAGTTAGACAGATAGAAAGCAAAGCACTGGCGAAGATGCGACGAAGTCCCGCTATGAAAGAGCTTAAAGTATTTTTAGAATCAGACGCGGAGGCATCAACATGGCATTTCTTCAACTAGAAAAAGATATGTTCGTCAATGAACAAGACTGGAAACGAATTTGCATGCAAGCATCAATCCCATGCGAATGCACAAAGATTGTTATTGACTGGGCAAGAACTCAAGCAGATATAACTTGCGCGTCGTGGAGTCTACAGGAATGTATGATGGACGACCACAACGACGGTATGTGACATGAAGATATGCGTTGTTGATTTAGAAACGTTCTGGGATGTGGGGCATTCATTAACAAAGATGTCCCCCATTGCTTACTGCATGCACCCAGACACAGAGATAATAAGTTGTGCATTTAAATTTGGTAACGAAGAAACAGTAGTCCTATTCGGCGAACAAGAAGTCAAAGACTATTGTAATAAGATTGACTGGTCACAGTATTGGGTAGTTGGTCATAATCTAGCAGGGTTCGACGCTATGATTTTATCGTGGCGACTGAACATCAAACCTGCACTTTGGGGTTGCACCCTATCAATGGCAAGACCTATACATGCAAAAGATGTTGGGGGTTCCCTTGCAAAGTTAGTCGCTCACTACAAAATTGGAGAGAAAGACCAGTCTGCACTGATGCAAACCAAAGGCAGGCATCTAAAAGATTTTACTCCCGAAGAAATCGAAGCAATGGGCGTTTACAACAAAGCTGATGTAGACCAATGTGCTGAACTCTTGCGACGACTCATACCACAGACTAAGCGTGACGAAGTAAAACTAATCGACATGACTATCCGTATGTTGGTAGAACCTCAATTCGATTGTGACGTAGACCTACTAGAAAATACATTAGTAGAAGAAAGCATAAGGAAACGACAGTTACTTCTCGACGCGTCGAAGACTATGGGTGTCAATGATCCGACACTTAACGACGATGACAATGTTGAAGCAATTTTGAAGTTGTTGTCATCTGCGGCAAAGTTTAAGAATTTTTTACAGTCTGTAAATGTTGAGGTTCCTATGAAGGTATCGCCAACAACTGGTAAAGACATTCCTGCTTTGGCAAAGACTGATGAAGGTTTCTTAGAACTACAAGAGCATTCAAATCCGCTCGTCGCGACAGCTGCAGCTGCCAGGTTAGACGCCAAGTCGACGATACTGCAAACCAGAATCCAAGCGTTTCTTGATGCAACAGATGCTCACCCACAGAAGAAAGTCCCTATACCTTTAAAGTATTACGGGGCAGACACCACTGGTAGGTGGTCTGGTTGGGGATACAACCCACAGAACTTACCTCGTATCAATCCGTATAACCCGCGACCGTCAGATGCCCTGCGTAAATCTTTGATTGCCCCAAAAGGTTACAAAGTTGTAGTAGCAGACTTATCAGGTATTGAATTAAGGGTTAACCACTTCTTGTGGAAAGTCCCGTCTAGTATGGAGATGTTCGCAGCCGACCCAGAAAACGCTGATCTGTATAAGGACTTCGCCAGTAAGTTATATGATGTGCCTACAGGTGAGGTAACAAAAGAACAAAGACAAGTAGGAAAAGTCGCACACCTAGGTCTAGGTTTCGGTGCGGGTTATAAGACTTTCCAGAAAGTTGCAAAGTTGATGGGCGGTGTCGACATTACAGAAGACGAGTCCGAAGACATTGTGAATAAGTGGAGAGATTCTTACTACGAAATCACACAAGGTTGGCGTACATGCCATGCCGCTCTACCTACTATTATCCGCGGTGCTACTAGCGATTCCGTTGACCCATGGGGAATGGTTTACCCGACAAGTGAAGGTTTACAAACACCGAAGGGAATAATAAGGTATCCTAATCTAAGAACAGAGATGAATGAAGATACAGGTAGACAAGAGTTTGTGTATGGTGATGGGCGTAATAAGTCTAGAATATACGCAGGGAAGATAGACGAGAACATCGTTCAACATCTAGCACGCTGTGTAATATCTGATAACGCTTTAAAGATTCAACAGATGACACGACTCATACCTGCTCTGATGGTACACGACGAATTAGTCTATGTAGTGCCAGAAGATGATGCTCAAGATACTCTTGATTTGGTGCAGAGCGTAATGCGGACACCCCCAGATTGGTGGAAAGAATTAAAGACATGGTCTGAGGGAGATATTGCTGATACATACGGAGATGCGAAGTAAAATGAGTAACATGAGTACAGAGAAAAAGTATTTCGACGGGTCGGGACGACATGATACATGGGCCGTCTTCGTCGACGACGAGAACATGACTGCGGGCGAATTAGTAGACGAAGACACTGCTAAAGAGATTGCGTACAACTGGATTTACGAACTGGAAGATTACAGCGCTGTAAGTTTAGTGAACTACTTCACCGAGCAGACATATTATATAAGTAGCGAAACCAAAGATTGGGAGGAAGGCAAGAATGAGATTCACTAGGGCATGGAGTTACTCTGCTCTGAACGCGTATGAAACATGCCCTAAAAGGTATCAACTAACACGAGTAACAAAGCAAGCACACGAGAAGCAAACAGAAGCAACTATTTGGGGTAATAGAGTACACAAAGCACTCGAAGAATTTGCCAAGGGCAAGAAAGCATTACCAGAAGAACTAAAACAATACCAAAAGTATGTAGAAAAGATATTGTCGTATGAAGGCAAGAAAGTCATCGAAGAAAAGATGGCGATCAATAACAGTTTCAAACCTACTAAGTGGTTCGCCAAAGACGTATGGTGTAGAGGTATCATCGATATCGGCGTCGTCGGTTCTGAAAAAGCATATCTATTAGACTGGAAGACGGGCAAGCGTAGACCTGACTCTGACCAGTTAAAGCTGTTTGCAGCGTTAGCGTTTGCTCACTATCCGTGGATTGAGAAAGTTGTCACTGGTTTCATTTGGTTAAAAGAAGGTAAGTTTGACAAAGAGTCATTTACCAAAGACCAAGTGTCAGATATATGGAACGAGTTTTTCCCAAGACTAGAACGCCTCGAATATTCGTTTGAAGATGACAAATGGATACCTAAACCATCAGGCCTATGCAAGAACTGGTGTCCCGTGGGTAAGTCCTTATGTGAATACTGTGGGGTATAACCATGGCGATGACACCAGAGGGAAAAGTAAAGAATAAAATTAAAGAATATCTAAAGAGTATCGATGCGTGGTACTACATGCCAGTATCTAATGGTATGGGACGCGTTGGATGCCCTGACATACTGGTATGCTACAAAGGATTTTTCTTAGCGTTTGAAGTTAAAGCGCCAGGTAAAATCAAGAATACAACGCCTAATCAAGACCGTGAACTAGAATGGATAAATAGGGCTAACGGTATAGCATTGGTCGTAGATGATGTTAGTTTAGTTAAGGAGGTATTTGATGCCAAAGACTTCAGCAAAAGCTTTAAAGACGAAAGCGGCGTATAACAAACGTCCTGATGTGCAAAAAGCACGAGTCGCACAAAACAAGGCAAGACGTCAAGCAATAGCAGACGGTCGTGCCAAAAAGGGAGACGGCAAAGACGTAGACCACAAGCGTCCACTTGCAAAAGGTGGTAGCACTAAAAAGTCTAATACTCGTGTCGTTAGTAAGAAGACAAATAGAGGGTGGAGAAAGAAGAACCCTGAAATGTATGGGAGCAGAAAGAAAGCATAATGTCAGCAAATGATAGGCAGATAGGCGGTAGTCACTACCAGACCAAGATTCAGCCTTGGGATTTCATAGTCGCAAACAATCTTGGTTATTTAGAAGGCAATATTGTCAAGTATATAAGTCGTTATAAGAAAAAGAATGGGTTAGAGGACTTATACAAAGCACAACAATATTTAGATAAATTAATCGAGATTACTAATGATAGTTTGGGAAAAGAAGAAAGCACTAATACTTAAAACAAGACATACAGATGCAATCTTAAACGTCATACCAACAGCTAAACTCTTTAGCGTCAAAGGCGTTGAGTATGTCGCAGTGCCACACAAATACTACGAAACAAAAATACTTCGGAATATGGGGTACAACGCTCCGTCGCCGATCAAGTTTTATTACAAATGGCCTGGGCGGTTCGCGCCGTTCGACGCACAACGTGAAGCTGCTGCATTTCTTACAATGCACGAGAGAAGCTTTAATCTAAGTGAATTAGGAACTGGTAAGTCTTTGGCGTCGCTCTGGGCGTATGACTACCTACGAGGCGAAGGTATAAAGAACCGTTGCCTAATTGTCTCCCCGTTATCCACACTAGAAAGAACTTGGGCAGATGAACTGTTTAACCATTTCCCACATCTTACTTACGCTGTTCTGCATGGAACTAGGGCTAAGCGTCTAAAACTTTTAAACGAAGACGTAGATGTCTACATCATCAACCACGACGGCATACAAATAATTGAAGAAGAACTTAAGAACAGACCAGATATTGATTTGGTTATGGTCGACGAGATTGCTCAATGTGCCAGAAACGCTACAACTGACAAGTGGAAAGCTCTCAATAAAGTTATAAACCGACATTCACGAATCCGTGGTTGTTGGGGTATGACGGGAACTCCCACACCTAACGCACCTACCGATGCTTGGGCGCAATGTCGCCTTCTTGTACCAGATGCTGTACCACCTTACTTCAATAGGTTTAAACAGCAAGTCATGAAACAGTTATCTCAATTCACATGGATACCAAAGAAAGAAGCAACAGATGTTGTGCATAACGCTATGCAA